CCCATGTTAAAACACAGGATGCCCCACCGCGAGAACTTGTCTGGCAGTTTTGGATCGAAAAAGAAAATTGCTTCTAGTACTCGCCGCGTGTGCTCTTCTGCACAACGCACGGCCAAGATACTGCGCCATGTGACTGAAGTCCTGAGACGTGAGAAGCTCGTTAGCGAGCTTTTCATCGCGGATGGACCGTTGTCATGCATGACTCTGCAGGAATTGTGGAAGGATTGGAAGACCGGCGCTCTACGCGGTCAGAAGGGGGAGAATCACCATCGTCTCTCTGGTGCCTTTAAGGGGACCAAGACTTTGTTTGATGAACCTTGCAGATCCTGCGATAAGCAGGATTCCGATCGGGCCAAGAGGTTGTGGGCGTCTAAGGCCTTGAACCAGGAGCAGGTCACAGCTCCGGAGGTTCTCTTGGATGTCCGTCGGCGAGCGAGGAGGATCATGGGGAAGGGATGGTGGAAGGGGAGACGGTCTAGAGTTCCTGATCAACAGGGCTGTCTGGAGATGGAGAGAGGCTGTGGTGGTACCTTGTCCGTTATTCCGGCCTGCGGGTCGGTGGATGTTGGTTCTTTCACAGTCTGTCAACGGGTTGCGATGGCGGAAGAGGAATGGGGTTCTGCGGCTTGCCGTCTCGGCGCCGCCAAGTCTAAGGGGAAGTTGCGGGTTGTGACTATGCAGGGGTTCACGATGAAGTCTAGACTTCGGAGTGTTCACGAGCATGCCTATAACCGGCTCTCCTCCAAACCTTGGCTGGTGCGCGGAGAGGTTTCTCCGTCCCATTTTCTCTCTCTCGGGCCACTCGAATCCGGTCAATCTTACATCTCCGGCGACTATGAGGCGTCCACTGACAACCTTAATAAGGATGCCGTGCTCGCTGTTGTCGAGGTACTCGCCGAACAACTCCCTGAAGAAGAAGCAAAGCTGCTTGTGTCCAGCTTTAGAGACTGTGAGGTCGTGTGGGAGGGTAGAAGGAGACCCGTTGTGAGAGGTTCGATGATGGGGAATCTTGGATCGTTCGTAGTCCTGTGCATCCTTAATAGGGTGTGCTTTGAGAGGGCTCGCGATCTTGTTGGACTTCCACGCCATCATCCCTGTTTGATCAACGGAGACGATTTCCTTGCAAGGGGGTGCTTCGGTTTTTACTCAGCCTGGCTCCACTCCACTTCGGAGGTGGGCTTTGTAATCAATAGGGAAAAGACCATGAGGTCGAAGGTGTTTGGAGATCTGAATTCCCAGACGTTTAATTACGCCCGCGGAAGGATGGTCAAAAAGCTCTGTTTCGGCTTCTTCGGTTCGGATTCCTGGAAAGAACCCGAAGGATCTCTCTGCACCCCCCTCTTCGATCTCTGCAAACAAGTTTCTTTCCCTACTGCTGCTTGGTTGCTTTGCACCCGCCCTGTAAGGGCTCTTCTACGCCGCTCTATCCCCCCTCTATCTAGTATTCCCCGAAGGTGGTGGAATTTCCTTGTGAAGAAGGCCTGGTTCCGTGGCCTTATGGATCGTGACCAACCTCCGGTGTTATCCACCGGGGTTGAGAGGAAACTTCCGTACGTTTTGGGGCCTCCAACTATCTTCTGTCCGGTTCTCGAGGACAGCATTAAGATACTAGATAAGAGGGTGATCCGACAAGCTGTGAAAGATTGGACGGGTGTACCTGTACACCCGGTGGAAAGGAGGGTCCCGGCCCAGCCGGAATGTGCTCTTAGGAGTGTGTTTCGGTTGTCCCGAAAGGTTGTTGGTTGGCGTCGTCTCTGGCTAGCGCCCGTTCTCGAGTTAATCGAGAGACGTGCGCCTGGAGCTCTTCTCTTTGGCGACCCTGTGTGGGTGGATGACCAACCAAACCTTCAATTGACCTACTCCCTCGTAAGATCTTTCAAGAGACCGATATCTTTCGGCCCACCGCAAGCTGTCCTGGGGGACGTAGTCCCTGAGTTGACAATTGATGGCGTGGTGTTGCGGTGCGTGTAAGGGTACACGCCATGGAGGATCGCACTCTGAGGCACGTGCGAGTGAATGGACGCCGGAGATTACGGTGGTTGGCGAGACCTGGGCTGCAGGGGCTCAAAGCGTGGCGGGGTTCTGTGCTGAGCATGGGTTAGGCGAACTGGAGCGGAGTGTAAGACCTTAAAGGTGGCCTCCGAGCTCCCTAGTAGTGATGTCCCATGTTGTTAAGACTATTCCCCGTTTCGACGTGAGGGTCCACGTGTAGTATGGTCAAATAGAGTACCCCCCCTTCCGGAAACGGATTGGGGTAAATTCTCTGGTGGCCTATCGGTTCGGCCAACGGCTGACTGGCAGTATACCACATCGTGATCTGAAACCTCCTGAAACTCGTGCGCAAAGGATGTTGCGTACATGCGGGTGACGTTACTTGGGCCAGCCAAGTAC